ATGGCTGCAAAAGCGAAGTTGATTGTTCTCGCTGCCTTCAAACAAGATGAGGACGGCTACCTCTTGCCGGCGTTTGAGCCCCGGCAGATGGAAACAGAGGAGCGGGCGAAGCGAGATGCTCGCCTAATGGCCGACCAGTATTACGGCGTTATCGCATGGTCGCGAGAAGCGGATCCAAACATTGGGGAATACGGCGAACCTACGGTGCTGTTTAAGCGGGGCAATGTCCCTGAGATGGAATAGCTATGAGCTCCGTCTCTGGCTTCGTGTCCGAACTGGTTCGCGATGCAAACCGTATCGAGAAGATCGGAGCATACGAAAAGCGGCGCATGCTTGAGCGAGCAGTGACCACAATCCGAGATATGCGTGAGCAGATCGGCGTCCGGCCGTCCCGCACGGTCAGAGACATAGTGATCGATATTCAGACCATCGCGGCCTCGGTCGACCGGCAGCCGGACGCTGACGTCAGGCGAGCGTTCCTCCAAGCCGCTGAGACCATCAGGACGCTCAAGATTGTCCTCGATTGCGTCCCAGACGACAAACCAATGAATGGCCCCGCGACGTAAGCGGCGGGGCACGCAGACCGATAATCGAGAAAGCGAATGTGATGTTCGACGATATTGAAAAGCATACCCGCATTTTCCTGTGTATTCAGCGCCGACCGACTCGGAACGCGCTCGCGGGTAAGGGGACCGGAAAGTACGCCAGGAACGATACGAAGACGCGGATGTTCGCCGAGGACGCTGCCAAATATATTGGCCGCACCTATCACTTCCACGACCAAGACCGGCGCGTTGATACGCAGGAAATTGTCGAAGCTATTTTCGGTGCGCTGAGAGTTTTGCCCGACAATACTCTCAAACGGTACGCGGCCAAGATTTCGGTAATTTCTGAGCCAGCGGTCGATGAGATCGCAGCACAAGTTATTCAGGCTCTCGCGGTTCGTTGGGCGATCTCGTACCACCCCAGCAACCGACCCCTGCCGCCTACCACATACTCTCCGCCAGAGACAAAGGAAGTGGCAATCGAGGATGACCGACTGTGACCGATCAGTCCAGTAAGGCCGGAGACGGGGTTCATGAAGACCACTGGTGCGAGCATGCAGGCTGCAAGCGCTGGGGCGGTTTCGGCTTCAGCCGGAGCAAGGCCGAGAAGTCATCGTGGCATTGCTGGGAGCACTATCCGCATAAACATATCGCTCTCCCCGGCTAGATGCCTATGCCCTCAAGCTCGAGGCTGTCATCATCTGGTGAGACCGAAAGACCGGCTTCGTGTGCGGCGTCGATGAAGGCCATGCGCGCGTCTTCCGGCCGATCGTCCAGGCCATTCTCCAGAACGGCAGAGCAGACCATGAGCGCAGTCACGTACGCCTGCCCATCGGAGCTACCCGGCCACGCGTCGAGGAGACAGCGTGCCAAGTCCGTGACAGTTTCAAGGGTTTCAAAACCACCCCAAAGGATCGTGATCGGCTCTATCCTGAATTCGCTCATCAGGAGAACTTACACTAAAAGCGGCGACGTTTAATCAAAACGGTACACGTCCGCGTTATCCTGACGCTCTCTCAGCCCCTTAAAAGCCGCGTGACGGAGCTTGCGATCCGGCGTCATCTGGCGGAACTCGATCTCGGCAATAAGCGTCGGCTGCACCCATATGACCTGGCGCCGGCCAGAATAGGCCACGGGAGGCTTCTTCTTCCGCCAGGGCAGCTTGTCGAGCATGCGCCGAAGATCGTTTGCCGCCCTCTCCTTAAAGCCTGTGCCGACGCTGCCGACATAGCGCAGTTCATCGCCGTCATATGCGGCCAGCAATAGCGATGCAAAGCCTCCGCTCGCCGACATGGACGGCTCGTAGCCCACGATCATGAATGGCTCTGACTGGACGCACTTCACCTTGATCCAGTCGCCGGTTCGTCCGCTTCGGTAGGGGCTGTTTCGGTCCTTGCCGATAATCCCTTCCAACCCCAGGCGGCACGCGTGTTCCAACATCAGACCGGGATTGTCCGTCTCAACCTCCTCTGAAATCCGGATGGCGCCATCGAAGTCCGTCAGCATTTCTTCGAGCAGATGCCGACGGTTTCTGTACGGCAGTTCACGCAGATCGTGGCCGTCGTGATAAAGGAGGTCGAATGCATAGAGGATGGCATCCCCCGCTACCTTCTTGCCGCTCCGCGCGCCAACAGCACCCAAGCTATTCTGTAGCGCATTGAAATCTGAACGGCCCTGCTCGTCCAGGACAACCGCTTCCCCGTCGATGATGAATGACGCGGGCCCGAGATCGCGGGCCGCTTGCTCGATTGCCGGAAACCGTGCAACCCAGTCATAACCGCCGCGCGTCAATAACCTGACCCCAGAACCGTCCGCATGGATCGCGAGCCGATAGCCGTCCCATTTGATTTCCCAACCCCACTTGTCGCCTGCCGGAGGCTTTTGCTTCAGCAGTGCAAGGGCGGGCTCTACGCGCGCAGGCATCGGATCAAGCGAGAGGTTTGGCTGGGCCGGATCTCTACGCCGTCGTGGCCGCGAGCGGAGCGGGTCGTCGTGCCTCAGAAGAGGCTTGCTGGTTCTTGGCTTCTTCATGGGCAAAGCGTACCGACGAAGCCTTTACAAAATGTTCGCAGGGTTCCGCGAAATTCGGGCACAAAAAAATGCCCCGACGCGAGCGCGCCGGGGCCAAATGGTTTCAGTACTTAATCTCATGGCTTCAGCGCCAGGATGATGCTGCCGCCAGACACGAGGCCGGCGACGAACAGAGCAAAGCCAATGAAGATCCGGCTTCGGGGTGGGATGTGGCCATTGTCCACATCGGGGGCGACGAGAGCGAGCGTGCAGGACCACGCCATCATCCATGCGATGAACGAGCCGATCGGGGACTCCACCATCCATAGCGGGCGATCATAGTACCGAAGCAACATGCTCCACACACGCTGGAAGAAAATGATGCCGACGATCGAGAACACCGCAACGATGAGAAAGTCAGATCCGGCTCGGCCGTAGCGCATCGCTTGGCTCGCCTCCCTCACCCAGCGGAGCAACACAGCAAACGCCACACCGAGAACGAGGCTGGAGGAAATCTCGACCATGTAGTCGGCCGGCACAACTTCATTGGCGACCCAAAAGATTCCCACCGCAATGAGTGCGGACCACGCCGCCACACTGGACTTTAAACGTTTCATTGCCGGCCGCCTCTCTGCATGCTGGTTATTGCGTCTTCTGCGATGCGCTGCACCCGGTCGCGGCGGCGCTCAAATTTTACTACGGCCCGGGCAAGGTCGGCTTTGCGATGTTGCGTTTCCTTCTCTATTTCTGGATCCGGAAGTGTCTGTACTTTTGGCAGCCGCCACCATGACAAGAGCCTCATTCGCCTCTCCTGTTTCCGTGTGTGACGACCATGGGCAACACCGTGTCCATCGTGTCGGTGAATTTCTGGACGAGAGGCGGCAGCGTCTTGAGAGTTTCGATGTGCTCCGCTTGGAGCTCTCTCATCCGCAGATCGTACGCCTCGCGGTCCTTGCCTCGGCCAATTCTCTCGTAGACGTAGAAGACCACCATGATGAGAGCGAACCCACCAAACGGCCCGTGTTCCAGAAACCACTTGCTGATCTCGCTTGAGAGTTCCATTCCCCTGCCCTCTGCTCAACTATTTCGGAGCCGACGGTCGCTGGACCATGCTTGCCAGCTCCGGCAGTTTCGACATGATGATTTCCTCGAGCGCTTTGGAATCGACCCCGAGCTTCTGAAGAGCCTCGGGATTTTTCTCTCGCACATAGTCAGCAGCTATCGTTACCAGCTGGCCAGATGCGCCGAGCGCCACAGGAATGCCCGCTCGGGCGACAGCAAATTTCAACGCGTTCAACGCTGACTGATGCAGGGCTGTACGCAGCTGCGCCTCGATCTCCACGCGCTGCTTTTCGTCCGTCACCTTCAGAAGGGCAATCAGCCGAGCGGCGATCCAAGTCGCCAGTATGGGACCAACGGTAGACACCAGTAGAACCACGACGGGCTGCACGATCAGCCAGAGCTCGTACCAAAACGAAGATGGCGAGATCACCGGATCCGCGTCCTGGGCAAACGCCGGGGACAGAATGAAAGCCCCGATGCAGGTGACCGCCAAAGCGATCGCGATGTAATAGTAAATGCGCTGCATGATTAGCTCTCCACCTTCTTGGCTTCACGCAACGCCAGCGCAATGGCTGCATAGGCTTCAGCAGCCTTCACGAGCGCGTTTGCGGCAGTGACCGATGCGGGATCTCGGCAGACCGTTTCCAGCGCCTTCCAAGCGGCATTCTCTTTCGCCACCGTCGACGACTTGATGTCGCCGGTGCTGGCAACGATCAGGAATGCACTGTGTGCCGTGGCGGCCATCGTGCAGGTCTGAGGCAGATTCTTCTGGATCGCTGTATCGATCGATCCGGTGGTGGCCGAGCAAGCGGACAGCGCAAAGGCCGCCGCCGCCACGATGAGCAGAGACTTGAACATGATTGTTCCTTTGATGAAGCGGTCAGGATTCGTTCGTGGTGACGGAAGCTGAAATGGTCGTCATAGGCAGGGCTGCGAAAGGCGCGTCCTGATAGGTCATCGGCCAGCGATAGCCGAGCAGTCGAGTTTTCGCGATGCGCGCGATGCTGACGGAATCGGACTGATTGCCGCCAAGGATATGCAGGTGCGTCTTGTCGTGGCCTACAACGATGCCGACATGGCCTTGCCATCCGTCCTTTGAGCCGCGCCAGAAGACAGCGATGGCGCCGATCTGGGGATCGGTCAGCGACTTGCCGAACTTCAGCCAGTTACGGGAGCCGAGTGGGTTCGCCGGCATCGGCTCTTTCGGAAGCGCCGTGGCGACCACCATACCGACGAAAGCGCCGCACCAGGCTATTTCACTCGCATCGAGGCGAAGAGCTTTATCCAGCGCCTTGGCGTTCTTTACCTCATGCAAGCCGATGAAGCGGCGCGCTTCCGTCACCCAAGGCGGCACCATGGGCTTGTTGTCGTTCAGACCGAGCGCCGTGAGCGTCTTCGGTCCAATCGTGCCGGGATAGAGGATCGAAAGCTTCTTTTCCTCCTGAAACCGAGCAACAGCCTTCGTCGTGCTGCGGCCGGGGATGCCGTCAGCTCCCGTCGGGCCGACATCGTAGCCGAGCGAAATCAAGCGCTGCTGCACCTCGCGTACAGTCGCCATTTGTCTTCTCCTGATTTTGAATGAGGGGTTCTTTGAGCGGTGAGATGACGGCCCTCGACTCCTCTTGCAACCTGTGCATTAAGTTGCTTCACAACCGGGGGCATTCACATGAGAGCTGTTTTCACCGCAGTAGCGTTAGTTGCTATGCCAGCGGTTTGCGTGTCGTCGCCTCTGTCCGAGGTCGACCTGGTAATCAACAAGCTCGTGGGAACATTGAGCGTCCATTCCCAACCGTACCTTCGTGAGGGTCAACTGATCGGATGCCAGTACGTTTTCGAAGCGATAACTCGCGACTGGACCTACAGGAGAGGCCAGCCCCTGAAGATAAACGGGTCAATCGGGATCATGGGGATGGAAGGATCATTCGGCACAACGCTCAAAGTCGTCGTGAACGAAATAAAGGCTTCAAGCGATTTCCAACTCACTCTCATTCCATCACCGCCGTCGAGAGCATACTTGATCGACAAAGAGATGAAGACCAATGTCTCGACGCTAATAAGTGCCGAAAAGTCTGACACCCCTGGCGCATTGTTTTCCGTCTATTCGGCAACCCCCACCATGGGCATGATCTCAGAGGCGATGGAAACTAAGACCTTAACCATCGCCTTCAATCAGAAGGACGGAAGTTCCGATTTACAGCTACCGATCAATCTGTCGACCGAGCAGACAGACGACGAAGGTAAGCGGACATACTCAGAAAAGCCGACCTCTGACTTCGTTGTTTGCACGCAGCGCTTGCTAGAAACGCTGCAGAAGACTTCAGATTAGTCCCACAGCTTACGGAAGGGCTTCGGTGTTTCCTGTTTCGGCAACGCGGGAAGCTTTACGACGACGCCAGCCGGGAGCACGTTGTTCATGTCGGCGAGTTCAGGGTTGGCGGCGTAGAGCTCCTCCGTGTGGCGCTCATGCTTGCCGTAATATTCGTGGGCGATCTGGTCGACCATGTCTCCGTCGATGGTGACGTAGAGCACGCCGCCGTCGGCGCCCGTGATCAGCTGGCCTCTCATTCCTCGTCGCCTCCTTCTTCCGGCGTTGCCGCACACTGGATCGAGTTTCGGTATGGCCCGTCGGCAGAGAACTGGTGCGTGACGGTCTTTGCCCACCACGCTCCGTCGACCCGCGTTCGACAGCCGGAGACGACGGCCCAGGCCTCCGCCATGGCGAACGGATCGCCGTCGATCTCGAATGTGGCATCGCCGCGCATACGGAGCAGCTCCTGGGCGTGCGACTCTGCCGCGGCCTTGGCCTCCTCCTCGTTCTGAAATGGGGTCCGCATAAGAAACTTCGGGCCATCCATCCCGGTCTGCACCGTGACGATTTCCCGCTTATTCTTCTTGCGGTCGTAGTAGGTGGCCTCCACCTCCTTATGCCTCGGCTCATCCTTCTCGGTCACCGAGTAGGAAAGGAGGTTGAAGCCTTTGGAGACGGTGATGATCCCAAGCGGTCCGCCGCTGACACTGAGGCCCGCGCCTTTCGTCACAACGACCAGATTGCCGGCTTTAATCGACACGGAAGCGTTCAGCTTATTCCCGAGCCGCTCTGTGAACTCGAGCGAGTTCTCATCTGCCTGCGCCTCGTAGGTGCTCTTTCTCGCCTTGATCTCAGCAGAGATCTTCAGCTGCACCCCGATCCGCTTCGCAACGTCGGCGAAGATGTCTCCGTATGTAGGGTAATCCCTTCCGGGGTACGCCTTAGGTTCTCGTTGCTTCGCTGCCGATTTGGCGGCAACCGACTTGGCGTCGATTGTGATCTTCTGCGGCCAGCCATCATAGACAACGCTATCTACTGAAAAGAGACCGAAGTCCCTCATCGTCCCCTCGTAGCCGCCCACCGGATTGAGGATCGCGCCTGTCCGGGGAGCTTCCGTCATGCCGTCCAGGTCATCGAGCACCACCTGCAGTGTGTCGGATTTCGAGCCGACCGCATCGGTGATGGTCATTGTCATATTGGCGCCTGCAAATCTCCCGGTGACGTCGACCCCATTGGCGGAGATTGAAAACATAGGTTTTGGCATCAGAACCCAAGCCTCACCGTGAAGTCGATCCCGCCGATAACGGCCGACATTGCGATCGACCTGGCGCTGGTCTTGTCGTCCCGCGTGAGGTTCATCGTCACTGTCACAATTTGCGGCGTGCCGGCGGTATCGAACGTGGTCTGCTCGTCTTCGATCGAGTTGCAGATCCAGTTACCGAAAATGTTCTGCCCGGCACCGTTGATGTGCACGAGCGGCAAGGGTGTGAGGTTATTCGCTGCGGCCCTCACCCCAGCCAATTGAGCCAGCCCGCGCCCATTGAGATGGCGCGGGTGGAATGTTGAGGAGAGCGTGACTTTCTCGTTGCCGGGCCCCAGCCTATGGAGCGAGGGTGCGACACCGATGATGCCTTGCGCTTCCACTCTCGGCTCAATGGACCGCCGGAGCGTCTCGACCGAGTAGTTCGGGACGGTGAACCGGAATTGTCCCCAGGCCATGAGCATTAGCTTTCTCCGTACTGCACGTTTGAGAACGAGGTCTGCGCCTCTCGATTCAACTTCTGGTCCAGACCGGCCGTCAGCGTTGCCAAGGCTGCTTGCGCGGCCTCAGTTGCTGCGCGCTTGACGTCGGCAGCTGTTGCACCGTGGAAGGTGAGTTGGATCGGTGCGTGAAGCATGACACCTCCGCCCCCACCGCCAAGCGCATGGTTCGGCGTGATGAAGCCATCGGCACCGGGAGTGAATCGCTCCTCGCCCGCCTCACCCACTCGGTAGGTTTTCCCAGCTTCGACAGGTCCGCCTCTCCGCCTCGCACCGGAAACGGGCGGAGTCGGTCCGGCCGACGGCGACGCGGCTGGGCTGGTGGCTACCGTGCCCCAGCGGGCGAGCGTGTCCCTCAGCAGATTTGCCTTCGCCTGAGCGGCGTCGATGCTGCTCGAGTCGATCTGTGGCTTCACCTGCAGCTGGTCGAACGCCCTGATACGGTTCTCGAGCATGTCGAGATCCTGCTGGAGCGGTTGGATCAAGGTGTTTGCCATCTCCGGTATTCTGGAGTTGGCGCGGATCTCTGCGATCTTCCGTCGCTTCTCATCCGCCTGCGCGCGCAAGTCAGCGGCGTCATCCTGATCCTTCGGCATCCAGTGCTTGCCGCCGGCAATGGTTCCGAGCTCTCGCCCGCCTTTGCCGAGGTAGCTGCCGATCTCCCATCCAGCGATAGCGGCACCGAGCGGCCCAAGGAATCGTGCACCGGTCCGGGCAACGCCCCATGCGGCAGCAGCGGCACCACCTGTGGCAGCGCTAGTGCCAGCGCCCCCAAGGAACCCGCCAAGAAGGGTTGTCCCGGCTCTTGCCGCAGCTATGCCCGCGAAGACCGCGACCGCCGCGCCGAACGCCTCAATCAGGCGACGGGTACCATCTGAAAGATTGGTAAAGCCATCGATGATCGAGTCCGTCGTGCGGATGATCGGCCGTGTCGCGAACTCCCAGTCCTGAGAGATGCGGAGCATGGCGGTTTCCACGGTACCCGTCAGCTTGGTCCAGTCGCCATAGACGCCTTGGTTGGCTTCGGTCCCGATCTTGTTCGCAACGCCGCCGGGAACGTTCCGCATTTTGTTGAGCAGCTCCTGGAAGAGCCCCCACTGCTGGAAGATCATGTTGGCGCGTCCGCCCTGCTTGTCAGTAAAGAACGCGTTCAAGTTGCCCAGCGTCGGGTCGGATGCGGCAATCGCATTCATGAGACCGACCGCATCGACGCTATCGATCGAGTATTTCTGGTAATCACCCAGAGCTTTCGCCAGCGCCTTTGCGTCCTGCGCAGAAACCTTGCCCTTCTTGTCCTGAAACAGCGGGGCAAGAATGTTGCTCATCTGCGAGACGAACTCGCCGGAATCGGAAATCACCGATCGGTTCTCGCCAGTCTCCGGGTCTGTGAACTCGCCGTTGTTGATAAGCTCTTCTACGGCTGATTTCATTTCCGGCGTGAGGCGGGCACCGAACTTGTTTTTCATCATGATCCCGACGCCCTCGGTATTCATGGCGTCGATCGCGGTGAACTTGTTGAAGTCGATACCCATGGCAGCGAGGGCGTCACGGCCCTTCTGCGTGGGCGCCACGAGCTTCGACGATGCGGAGCGCCCGAAGACACCCGCCTCGTCCCCGCGCACGCCAGAGCGCCGCAGGATCATACCCATGGCGGCCATGTATTCATCCGGCAGCTTGGCCCCAGTGGTGGGCCCTCCAGCGTACTTGATGAACTGGCTGACGTCCTCGTTCGACATACCGCCGTTCTTCGCCATCCAGACCATGAAGTCGACAAAGCCGCCGATCGCCTTCGCATCATTGAGATCGATGCGCTTGGTGAGCGCCGCGCCGGTGACGGCATCAGCGCCCTCCTCGAGCGTCACGCCCATGGCGAGAGCGTAGTCCGTCACCTTCTGCGTCAGGTCCATGATCTGCTTAGAGTCACGAATGCCTCGCTGCAGAATGGTGGTCTGTGCGCGCACGACGTCGACGTTCGAGAATCGGGTGTCACCACCGATCTTTTCTGCCTGACGGTTGAGGGCTGCGCGGTCCTCGCCCTTGAAGTCGCCCAGCGCGGCTTGATACTCAGCCGCCTGGTTGAAATCGACGCCCGTGAAGAACGACTTCTGCGCAATGTTTCGGCCTTGGTTGGCTACGTAGCCGCCGCCGATCAGCGTTGCCGCGTTGTAGGCGCCGGACCCGCCACCGGGTGGCCGCTGACCCGGAGGCTGGCGCGACGGTGGCAGGCGCGGTGGCTTTGGCTTCTTCGCCTCGGTGTCGAGGCGGCGCATTTCGCGAATTGTTTTGGCGATTTCGTTTCGGATCGCCTGCTGAGAATTGGAGATCCCGCGACGGCCGGCAATGCCGAACGACTGAAGTGCTCTCTCCGCGCCCCGGACGGCCACACCCTGCTCGCGGAATGCCTGGCTGGTTGCCTGCAACTGGGTCTTGGCGGACACGAGGTCCGACTTCATCTTCGCCGTCGGCTTCGATGCACTCTTCAGCGCCTGCTCGAGGCGCGCGACGTTAGACCGAGCCGCCGCCATCTGCGTGCTGAGGTCTTTGAACCCACGCCGCTGCGCGGTGAAGTCCTCGATCGTGCCGGCCTTCTTCTGGAGATACTCCAGCTGCTTGACGAGGCGCTTGATTTCCGGCGTCCCTCCCCGGCCGAACCGGGAAAGCGCACCGTCAATGCCTTTCAGCGAAGAGGTAATTCCCTTCGACGACCCGCTCACCGAATCAATGAGCTGGAGCCGAAGAGTGGCGGTGCGGGTTACCATAGGTCACCTACTCAATGCGGACGGCCACCTCCCACAGATCCATGAGATCCAAGAACGTCCCGTCCAGAATTGTTTCCAGAGAGACGCCTCCATGGCTTTCCCTCATCACTCGGAAGGCGATGCCTCGCCAGTTTCTGATGTCGAGCTCGCCGTCGTCCCCTCCGTCTCGGGAGGCAACGCGGACCGTCCGAAAAAACCTTCTTGAGCGGTCTCCACTCTGGTCGCATCGAGGTAGTCGAGCTCCTCGAGCACGGCGGCAGGAACGCTCAACCAGACCTGGTCGACAAGGTCGTCGGCGCCAGGGCCGTCCTTCTTCACAGCGTCGAAGCAAGCGCGCATATACGCCCGCCACTCGCGCATCTTCGGCCGACGGATGACGACCTCATCCACCAGCACGCCGTCGACGGTAACGGGGAAGTCCAGCGGCACTGACAAAGTGAGCTGCTTGTCTTCCTGTGGTACGAACTCGACTGTGGGCGGCTTGGCCGCTGGCTTCTCTTCAACCCTCGGGTTGTTCTGCGCCTCAATGGCAGCAATCTGCGCAGGCGTGAGCGCACGCGTAATCTGGTCCGACATCTCTCTCTCCGGAGGATTGGGAGCTCGGCTTAGTAGCCGAGCGCCTGGTTGAGCTGTGCGAGCTGATTGACACCGTTGATGATGCGAACGGGCGGCCAGACCTGAAGCTCATGGATGACGCGGGTGTCGGCCTCGTAGCGGTAATACTTCACGCCATTGAGCTTGAACTCGAGGCCCGACTTTTCACCGCGCTGCCAGCGGTCGCGGGAGCTGCCGTTGAGCGCTCCCTCGACGATGCAGACGTGGGCAGCGATACCACCGTCCTGCTCACGCATCACACCGCCGCGAAAGGTGACGCGCGTCGTGATGCCCGGCGCTTGCGCCATGCGAGCGAGAACGTCGGGATTGTGACCCGCCATCTTGACCGTGACCTCGAGGGCTTCGATCGCGGACATGGGCAGGTTAATGCCCAAGTCCTGACCGCCGCCCCGGTATTCCTGGGTCATGGGGGTCGGCAGCGGAAGCTCAACTTCTTCCGTGTCGATGCCGAAATCGAGCCCATCCATGAACATGGTGAAGCCCTGCAGGATATGCCGCATGGTTTGATCTCCTTATGCGTGCTGTTTCGATCAGGCGGCAGGAAGTGCCGTGCCGGCCATGCGGGCGATCTCTCGGACGGCCCTCGCGGAGAGTTCCTCGTAGTAGCCGGTGTTCCGATTGAAGATGAACGTAATGTGCTCGATCGGCGCCGGCGCTTCCGCGTCGTAGCTGATGAAGATCTGACCGTTCGCCCAGGTCTCCTTGGTGTTGAGGCTGGCATCCAGCCACACGCGACCGCCCAGCGTTGCACCGAGCCCCTTCCAGCGACGGAGCGCGGCATTCACCGTCTCAGCGATATCGACCAGGATCTGCAGGCCGAAAGGCTTATCGATGAACGGCTCAGCCGCTCGCTCAATGGAGTCGATGATGGTGTCGTGTGCGCGGCGGACCGACCAGAACGCCTTGAGCGAGTCCGACGACGGAACGCGGCTACCCCACAGTTTGAAGCCACCGCTCGGCGATCGCACAACGGCGGCGATTGCATTGCGGTTGAGCAACTGGGACTCGGCGGCCGGGTCGGTGATGGAGTGTTCGATCGGCCGCGACACCCCGACAACGCCTTCGATGACGTGGTTCGATGGCGAGACCCAGAAGCCCTCGCTGTAGTCGATCCGCGCCTGAAGACCCGCAACTCGGGCCGACGCCGGCTCGGAGACCACAACGGCCTCCCTGAAAATCTTGACCATCGGCTCGACGATCAGGAGGCGGTCGGTGTCGTAGTCCAGCCGGTCCTGAATCGCTGCCGACGTAGTGGTGGCAAGCGAGTCCTTGACCACGCCAGCACGGAACCGGTTGGCAAGGGTCAACAGCTCGACCGTGACCGGATTGGCCACCGTTCCGACTGTCGCAGCTGCGGTAGCCTGAGTGGTTGCTCCGCCGCCCGTGATCGTCACAGTGGGCGCCGACGTGTAGCCGTAGCCAGGCTTTGTCATGACGATCTCGTCCAACTTGCCCGTCTCGCTGTTGATGATCGCGATGGCTTCAGCGCCATGGCCACCGCCGCCGGTGATGGCCACCGTAGGAGCAGCGGTATAGCCGGCACCGTCGGTCTGCTTTGCGATCGACTTGATACCGTCCGTCGGGCGGATCGAGGTGAAGCCGGGAGCAATCAGCAGCTTCGGCGTCAGGCCGTGCTCTCCGGGGGCCTTGCGGAGCGCGTGCATGCCGGTGAAGGCCGTCGAGCTGCCGATGATCTTCGACATGGTCTCGAAGATATTGGCGCCCTCTTCTACGCGCACCATCAGCACCGTCTGCGATACCCGGCCAGCCTGATCGAAGATACCTTCGATAGCGTCCTTGAGGGTGCCGGTAGCACCGAGCCCCTGGACCGCACCGTTGGCGCCATAGATCGGGCGAACAGTGTCGAGCGGCCAGAGTTCGTCGTTCGCGTCGGGTGCTGTACCGATTAGGCCGATGACGCCGGTATCGATCGTCATGACCGGGCGCGGCCCATTCGTGTTTTCAGTGGTCTCCACGCCGTGCAGGTAAATGTCGGCCATGTCTGTTTCTCCAATTGTGCATAGTTGCGGGTGCAGAAGCCGCAGAGGCGGCGGCCGAAAACGGCAAAGAAAAAGCCCGCCGGGTTGGGCGGGCTTCTCATTGTTGGTGGCTGTAGCTGTTAAGGCGTCACGGCCAGTATTCGGGGTTGGTCGCGTAATCCGCCGGGATCGGGCTCATGTTCTTCAAGGTGCGAGCCGCGAGGATATGAGCCTGTTTGTGACCGAGAGCGGCGTAACCGAAGCGCATGACGGTCTGAGCATCCATCGGATGGGTGCTGTTATCCGCTGCGATCCACCGGAACTCCGGCGGGGCGCCGGGATCTAGTAGCTGTTGCCACGCGAGGTTTCCGGCCTCGGCTCCAAAGAGCGTTACGGCGTCTGTCGCTGCCGCCTTGGCGCCTGCGATGTTCTCTCGATCTTCCGGGCGGGACTGGTAATGCACCCCCTCGAACACAAACCCGGCATCGATCCTGCGATCGCGTTCTCGGTCAACCTCCCTCTCGGTCGGCTCTGGCGCAGGAAACGGCTGCGGGACGTTACCAGCCGCGAGCCACTCATCGCGCATAATACGCAAGTAGGTGTCGGCGGGGATGGAAAGATCATCTGTCCAGTCCTCGCCGTTTGCCAATACAAGCTTGACCGCCATAGAGGGTTGTGGGGCCGTAAAAATGATATTCGCTACAGTCATCTTACAGCCTCGAATTAAGGATCACGATGAACTCGCCGCCACTATCGGAGGGGGCGGGTGTGGCGCAGAAAATGTGCGCGCGTTTCTGTGAGTTGCCGACGTTAATACCCACGTTCACGCTGCCGGGAAATCCGCCATAGCCGTTCTGCGCAAAACCTTGGACGCTAGGCGTTCCACGCATGTCGCTGCAATCGAAACTCGCAATGCAGCCGCCGTAAGAACCATGCCCCGTAGAATAGACATTGCGACCACAGACGCGGAAGTACCTGCGACTATCGCGCAAGGCGTCGTTGTAAGCAGGCAGTTGCCATGCCGGAAGTTCAACGCCATCGTAAAGCCCGATATCTGCTATCTCAAAAGTGTTTCCGACTGTCGCAACGGCGTTTGTTTGCGCGGAAGTAGCTAGAAAGTTTCCAGCCAGCCAAGCCCCTTCGCCAGACGCAACAAAGTTGCTTCCGTGCCCAAACGAGATGCGGGCACTAATTCCGATCCCCGTTGCGTCTTTGATCCACGTCCCCGACGTGTCCCCCGGAACAACTACAGAGATTAACTTATCTGCATTTGCCTCATCGGCAGTTACAGTGAACATTTTCACATAACTACGGGTTGTCGCGTGGTTTCGGAATGAAAGTCCGTATGTGCCTTGCGGCAGACAAACAACGCCTCGCCATACGAAGGATTTGGCGTCGGCAGTGCCGAATTGGAGGTCTGCGACGTTTACCCCTTCGATCGGAATTTCAAAAGCGTAAAAGTCTCCCGCAGCTAACGATGCATCCGCAGTCTGCACAACCAGACGCACCCTGTAGTCAGAGCCGCCGGGGGTTTTCTTTGCAGCCTGCGATCCACGAAGGACGCCGCCACCCGTAGCTCCTACGGCAACACCATCAAGTACGTACGGATCGGTTCCGGGAAAATCTATTGTCGTTCCGGGTAAGCGATTTTGGCTAACCTGAAAGGCCGGGTTCAAATGACGATTTCGCTTACTGGCCTTTGTTGAGACGACCGTTTTGTCTTCTTTCAGAGCGAGAAGCGCCGCCGTCGCGTTCGCATTGGCTTTCAGGGCGAGAAGATCATAAACGCCGAGCTTTGTAAGGATCGCGCTGACCGCGCTTGTCTTGATCTTGGCATCGTCAACCGTTTCATCGGATGGCGTACCGATCGCAAGCTGCGCGATGATCTTGACCTCGACAGTCACGCCGACGCCGGGATTGGTGACGAAACTGAAATTCGTACCATCAACGTTGAATGCCGAGCCTTTTAGGGGCGCGTTCCCGGCAATCACAAAGCAGTTGTCTTTCGACGCCGGAGCTTCTGGTAGAGGATAGGGCGCGGTTCCTCGATCGTCCGTCACGAACGTGTAGCGGACGATGTTCGAGCCCGCCGTCGTGTCCTGCCAACCGGAAAGGCCGTAATAACGGAGCTTTCCCGAGCCGGCGTTCGTGTAGAGAGCGCCGATCGAAACTGGGTTACCGTTGCCGTCCGTCGTCGGATCGGTTGCCCGCGTTCCGAGATACTTGGCGCGGAAATCGGTAGCGATCGACTGCGCGTCATTCTTGGCGTTGACCGCGGCGCCGGCATTCAAGCCGGCTTGCAGGCGATCGGCTTGCACCTGATCGCGCAGCGCCTCAAGGTCGGCCGTCGTGGCAACGGGGGTGAGCGTCCAGGCATTGAAGATGCCTGAGCCGATCGTCTCAATGACATCGAGGACGAGGACGCCCGTTGAGCGATTGTAAGAAGCCGTCGAGCCGATGATCGCGTTAGAATAGTTCGAGCCGGCATAGGCCATCATGATAGCCGCCGGCGAAAACTGATCCTTGCGGTTCGTCGGGATCGTAAAGCTTTTTTGCCCCGCCCCGATCAGAACGGTTGTTTCCGATGGCGCCGTAAAGATCATTCCGAGGTTCGAAATGGCCTTCACGTTTGCCGCCGCCTGCTCCGCCTGGATGATGGCCGGGCCGATGCCGTCTTCAATCACCTGCAGGCCACGAGCAAGGATGCTGTCGGCCACGCGCTCGGTGATATCGGCCTTCTCCTCGAGTACGCGGAACCGGTTATCCAGCCACCGCACGAAGCCGTCCCACTTCTCAGGAGTCAGGCTTTTCAATTTCGATGCCAGGTAATCGGTAATGCCGGCCATTGTCTTCCACCTGCTTAGTTGGGGCTGACTTCCGGAGCCAGCTCGTATGATTCAACCGCCTTCGCATCGCGGTCGATAACGGTCTGCAGCACGTCACCGCGCAGCTTTACATTCGGTCCCGGATGAACGCTCTGACGGCCCACAGGAATGGAGCGGTTAAGCACCACCTTGTAGATGTCGTTCGGGTTGATTTTCGTAGGGGCTTTCGCCATGGCCTTGTCTCCTGCTGGGTGCGAGGCTCCCGGTCGTTAGACCGGGAAGCCGACATCGGTTACTTCGGAAACGAGATAGATCGACAGCGCGGACACCGTCGCCATCTCCACACGCCGCTTCCACTTGTTGGTCGGCGTGAAGCCGGTGAACGTCCACTTCCGCCGGACCGAGCCGTCAGGAAGAATGTCGTCTGTCGTGCTCGACGGGTTGACCACCGTCCCGAAACCGGCGCCCACGAGGATCTTCACCGTCGCGTCGTGGTTGGCCTCGATGTAATGCTCGAGCACTGCCTCGACGGTGATCTCGTCGACGTTCGAAGGAGCCTGCATCTCGTCGCTGATATGCACCGCGTTCGTGCGCGGGCGAAGCAAAGTGACGAAGCTCTCCCCGAGTTTGATGCCGGGCATGACGTCGGTCGTGCCTACCATCACCATTCTAGCGTTGAGCGCGGGAGGCAGGCCGTAGAGCGGCGAGTTGCCCGACGCCACTTCCTCGAGGGGAACCCACTTGGACCCCACCTGCACCTCGAAGATGATGTCGAAGGCACCGGCCTTGGTGACCATCTTCAAGAGCAAGTCGATATCGGTGATACCGCCCGAGAGGCTGAAGTTGGTGAGGTTGACCACGAGGCGCGATGCATCGAAGTCGGCTACGAGTACTTCGAAGCAAGCATCCTGAGAGATGTTGCCCTGCGACCACGCGCCGTCGGTCGACACGAAGAACGTGCCCTGCGCATACTTGTTACCCTCGACCATCGCCAGCCAATGGTTACCCGGCGTGATGGCGAACCATGCGTAGCGCTTGCCACCTTCAAGATATGTCGGCTCGATCGAGAACTTCGTCATCGTCGGCCAAATCTTGAGGTTGGCAGCGGTGACTGTCGTCACGGCCAAGCAGGAGTCGTACTTCGGCGCACCTGCGTCGTTCACCTCGCACAATGCCAACCTTACATCACCGCCACCAGCATCCACTCGGCTGAAGCCGATGTTGAATCCCGTCACCCAGCCGGAGCGCGGCACCATGAAGGTGTTGCCCGCGATCTGGCCGGTGTAAGAGGCTGGGACCACCGTGGCCGCCCAATAGGGCTCCTCATAGGTGTCATAGAAGATCTGGCGAAGACGCTTGATCGAATGTGCGGGGTTGCCGCTCGGATGCTGCTCGGCGAACTCGACATTGTAGGCCGTGCCGTCGGCTGCATAGAAGACCCCGGCAACGCTGTCGTAACGGCCGGTCTGCCACCACTGCGCGTTGGTGCACACCAACATGGAGTTACCATAGCGGATGCGCGTCTTCGAAATGGTTTTCAGAACGTACTGGATCGTCTGAGAACCGCCATTCGACATAGCGACTTCAGCGTCACGCCCCTTAACCGACAGGAGGACAGCCTCCTTGTATTTCGGGAGCAGCAAACCGCCGGCCGAAACCTGAATGGAGGTATCACCAGGCGTCAGCAGTGCCAGAGCCCGGGTGTCCTTGTTATCGTCAGCGAAGCGAATGCCCTCCTCCACCTTGGCGAGGAACTGCACGTTCGTCTCGTCAGATGAGCTGTCTTCCAGCGTTAGGAAGTAATCCGTGTAGGAAAACGACGCACCCTGATCGACGCCGACCCGCTCGTTGAGACGTGCCAACTGCTCCAGCAGATAGCCCTGGAACTTACGGTCAACCTTGCTCCCCTGCCCCAGCAGCTTTGCGACGTCCGACTTCAGGCCCTGCACCGCAGGCTCCGTTTCGCCGCGCCATGTCTCCAGCGACTTCACCCGTCCATCGACATTGATGAGCGGGTTGATGCGCTGTTCGACGTTCAACTCGATCGAAGCAATTTCCGTAGAGGAGAGCGTGACCCATGCGATGACGACCAGAGCGGCATCAATCACTGGTCGAGCGGGCTGTGGGGCTGGGGCTCCCTGTATGGTGGAGATACTGGCACGACGATAGAGCCTTGTGGCCGTGGGGCGTGCCTCGGTTTCGATGACGTTGTTCACGACACCGACGCGAAAATCGCGTTCTTCGGTCTCGTCCGAAACTTCCTGCCCTTGAATTACAAGAGCGACAATGCGCTGGTTGCCGGTCGTGGGCAGTGCGGTGATCAGGTCGAGCTCAATGGTCTCGTCGCCGTCACGCGTGTAAATCGCGCCGTCATCGAATAGACCAAGCGGTGTGGCGACCGAAACTCGGGTTGCCGCGGTCTTCACAACTGTGGCACCGAAATACCCGCGACCCGCTGTTACTGCGGTGCGAGCCAGAATGTCGGCAAGATCCCGCGGGTCTTTGGCGAGGTGTTCGAAATCGGAAAGAACGACCTGCTGGTCGGGTACAAGGCGGGCGATGCGGGTCATGCTGAACCTCTAGCAATGTCGATGAGATCGCCGAGCCGGTACGTCCCGTCGAGCGGGATGCCGTCTTCAAGCGAGCGGGAGCGCTTTGTTTGCGCGGTGAAGAAAATCTTGTCGCGCGCCGATTTCCCGGCGCGAACGGCGGTTGCGATCCGCGCGAGGCGGCCACTGCTGGGCTCGGGGAACATGCCAACGATTCCGCCGACGTAGGCAGATCGCGGCGCTGCTGTTCCGGGATAGTGGACGCGCAGCTCTGCAGTGAACGGCGAAATCTCCGTCCAGCTGTAGCCAATGAACGTGCCATAGCTCGTTGTCTGCGAGATCGGGACCCTGTCTTCATCGAAGAGATAGAAGCGGTCGTAGTACCGTTCCGCAGCCGTGTTCATGTAGAGAAAGTCGCCGATGAACCCGTCGACCATCATCGGCCGCTCAACTGTCTCCGCTCCCTCCGACACCCTCTCGGGTTTGATGGAGACCACGTCGAGATCGTTTGCCGGTCTCTCAATGAGCGGCATGCGAACGTTCGTCTGCGGAGACCTGTCGGGGCCAAGCGTCAAAATGCGAGATGTCGTTTCGAAGGGCTCCGCGAAAGATCGCTCGGCTCCCACGAACATGGCCCCCACAAACGGCTCACTCGGTCGGGCAATGCCTGGGACGGTGATGCGCTCGACTGGCGTGAGGATGCCATCCACCTCGACCTTACCAGCGGTCGACCAGATGACCTCGGTTTCAACACCGTGATCGACCACCGTAGCCTTCCGGCCATAACGCTGTCGGGCCGTGCCAGGCACTGCGAAATTGCTGCCGATGAACGAGTCACCGGCTCCCGGTCTATACGGCGAGGCGTAGAAGGTGCCGGCATCACCCGGTCCGGGCGAGCGACGCAAGGTGATCCGAAGCTGTGCGAACCGCTTCAGAAACTCGAGGCGCTGCTCCTTCGTCTGTCCGCTGGTAGCGAAACATCCGCCGGGCGGCGCGACGACGTCGACGACGTCGGCACCGAGTAAGTCTAGCCAGCCCTCGTAGGCCTCAAGCGTGCCCGTGCGCTGGCGAAGGTAAATCGACTTGCCGACCGCCTTTCGCTTCAGCCACTCGGGCCAGTTGTCATCCCACACGCCGACAGTGCGCTCCCATGCAAGGAACGGCAGAGCGTCGGCGATGATCTTCTCGTGGTCGTCTGCATCCCTGATCGGTATCGGGATTGCGTCGGTGCGCAGCGCGCCGAGCTCCTCCACCACCACCTCAAAGTCGGTGCGGTTGCTCTCCGGCTGGATGCTGGTGAAATCGTTCACGAAAGGATCTCCGTTGTGGCGGTGACAGTGGGCACGAAGACCGCGCCCTGAATGCCCGGCACAACGTCAGCCGTGGGTGAGTCGACCAGCACCTGTTCCATGTCGCCGGCGCCGCGTGCCGCACCAATAATCCCGTCGATCCGCAGCGCAGATCCGATCTTGTGGCGGGCCGCGCAGTAAGCTGCGACCTTTTGCTGCGCGAGCGATCTGACTGGTTCTGGTGCAGGCCCCCCAGGAAGAACGATCCGGAATGCTACTGGCTGGATGATGACCGTGGCGCTCCGTACTCGGACATCGTCCGTCAGAGGGCGCGCGTCCTTCGGCGAGAGAGCGTCAGCCACATTGGCCAACTGCTGGCCGGTGGCAGTGCCGTCGCCCACCGAGGACAGAATGGTGAGGTCGATCCGGTTGGTGTGCGGGTTATCGACCGCGACGTCTTTAATCGTCACATCGGCGCTGAGCGCATGAAATTGATAGGACTCGATCGAGCCAGCCGAGTTGTAGGCATAGATGCCGAGATTGATGCGCTGACGGTAGCGCTCGTCACTCTCCATCACTGCTGCCGCTTGATCGGTGGCCGGTGTTATCACCATCCGGCCGACGCCATAGTTGGCGCCGACGTGATCCAGATCTTTCCCCTTTGCGTAAGCAAGGAGGCGAGCAAGGAACGCCGAGTTGACCCGCGCGCGCATCTTCGTCTCGCGGGACACCCACGCTTGGAAGATGATGGCGAGGACTTCGGACTCGAGATTGAGAGTGGTGAAATCCGGCAGGTGAGGCTTGTCGATCCGCTTCGCCTCCCAGAGGGATTTGAAGTCTGCGACGACCTCGTCGTAATTCCTCTCGTAGTCGAGTGTTTCAATCGCATCGGGCGCCGGGAACCGCGACAGATCAAGGTTGGTCCTAATGCTCGTGCTCATTTCACACCGCCTCGAAAGTTAAACCTCCGCCGTTGTCGGTGACCGCGTAGACGATCTCCCTCTGAGACGGGTTGCTGTAATCGCCAAGATGGCCGTTCTCGAAGAACACTCCGCCGAGAAGCATCGCCACTCTGCCGGGCTCGCTGGCATCGATGCTGGTGCGCAAAAGGACAAAGCCGGGCTCGCCGTATTGCCTGCCTTCGATGACTCGAGGCTCCAGGGCCTGCGCGGTGGCGACGTAGAGATCCATGATCGTTTCCTCGTTCTGAGGGCGATCGATGATGCGGATCTGCTCACTCCCGAACTCGCGACGCTGAACGCGCGAATTGAGCTCGGTCGTGAGGATCTTGGTGATGCTCTGGACAGCATGCGCCCAGCCGTAAAGGAGGCGGCCTGTCCTTGCGTCTAGGCCGACCCGCGTCATCAGCGCGTCTTCCGGTCCAGCGTTGCCGGATCGGGCTCGTCGCGCTTCTCGACCGCCGGCTTATCCTTCGGGTTCGTCTTGCTGATCTGCCCGTTCATCTCGAGGTACTTGGCCTCTTTATCGGTGAGCGGGATCGGGTCGCCGACCTTCCGGTACTTGCCGGCGATGTGGCCCTCGGCCGTGGCGTAATAGTTCCGCTTGTCGGTGTGCACGATTTTCTCCTGGGTTATATCGGCGGACCAGGCGGACCGGGTGGCGCGGTCTCGTGCTTGTGGTCTTTGCCGATGTTCTTGTTGTTATGCTTGAGCCCGTCTTTCGTGAACTCGAGCTTCTCGCCGCCAATCTCGAACACCCATCCGTCTTTCGTGTGGGTGAACTTCGCCCCGTCGACGTCGAGTTCGAAGCCGTCCTTGTTGTGAGTGATCGCGGCACTGCCGATCGTCACTCGCTTCTGGCCTGGGGTATCGTCCGGCTGCTTCACGTCGTCGGTGAAGCCTCCGGGAATGATGAACGACCGCCCCATGTCTCCACCGGGCGAGACCAGCACGACGCGCTGTCCTTTCGACAGCGGCGTCCACTCATTGATTTCCCCAGCCTGCTGCAGCCAAGGCGATGGCTTGCTCTCCACACCATGTGCTTGCACGATCGCGGTGTAGTTTTTCTCGTCGACCGACACGACCTCGCCCTCTCGGAAGAGATTGTTCATTCGCGTCTGTTGTCGATGGACCGTCCGCTCGAGCTGGCCGATGCGATCGAGAAGCCGGCGGAAAGCGACTTCAAGGTTCACCGCCAACTTCCCACCTCCACAAATGTGAGGTTACTCGGCAGGACGACCTCAGCGCCGGGTTCATAGCCCAGGATCTTCGCCAGCGGGCGAGCATAACCGTAGGCCTTCGCTGCTCGCTCTGCGGCGGTTTCGTTCGCCGTCGCCGTGTACATGGCGCGAATATCGTCGACTCGGTCGCCGTAGTCCCCATGCTGCTCGAGCTCGTTGAGAAAATCCGCGATCGGAACGGGTATGGTCCCTGTAATTGGATCGCGCGGTGTTTTCATTTCGAGGGTGATCTGCCGTGCAGCCAACCGCACCCCGCCTTCGATCGAAGCGCCTCGGCGGCTCACGACATTGTCGTAGGCGGTGCAGAGATAGTTGAAGCAGTCCGCCGCCTTGTTGTTGGCGTTGAGCGCGCGGAAGATCTGCACCTCGAACATGTCGAGCGTGGTCTCGATTTCGCTGTCGGTGAATGGCGTCTCGAGCGTGTACTTCGTCGGGATGACATTGCCCTGCTCGTCAGTCTGGGGCGCTGTTTCTGCGACCTGGACAATGAGCAGCTCCAGGGTGACCGTCATCATCCGGTCCTTCTTGTCGGCCGACCCCTTCGACCAGTGGTCCTTGTCGTAGTCGGTGTAGACCACGCAACACGGAAACGCCCGGTCCTCTTTCATGTCCTCGACCGGCTCGATCTTGGAGTCGAAGATGTTCGGTCCCGCCAAGGTCGGCCAGTGCCCGCCAGATGCCGGCGGCACCATGTAATTGTTGAGCGCCGAAACGACGGCCATGCG